ACAACAAAAACATTAGTATAGAAACGCATGTAACCTCACATTAAAACATTCATTATACAGCAAATATTATATTACTTCAACGATCCTGCAGAGGCAATTTGGATACCAGAACCAAACATCTTATTATAATTGTTACGGAGATCTATAGATGGCTCGAATGATGTAATAATATGCTCATTTTTAAATGAGAACTCACTCTCTTCTGCGTATGGAGCAAAAGGGTATAGAGACATACCAACACCGGTTTGTGTAGGTACCAGTTGAACAACACCAACGTTGGTGAGTATAACGTATGATGGTTGAATCTCAATCTCACCAATGATCTCTTCACCGGTGATTAATTTAATTACTCCAATTGTCATTTTATGTCCTTAATTAAGAGGGGACACGAAGTCCCCTCGTTCAGTTAAATCATACCTCTGCGTTGCAAAAGTGTGATACGTCTTTCAACATCATATTGATCTTTGGACTCAGCTAAGTAATCCTCGATCTCTTTCCTATACTGCGGAGTGAATGTTTTCTTGACCCATGACCAAAAATCGTCTATGGATTTAGAACTCATTTATCCTCCACTAGGAACTCTTTAGTAGTTGGAGTCTTTTCGTTGATTGGAATAGACTTAGGCTTCTTGTGTTCTGGAATAATCCGTTCCAAGAATACTTTAAGCATACCGTTCAACAGTTCAGCATTCTTAACTTCAACTTGATCATTGAGAACAAATGTACGAGTGAACGCACGATTTGCAATACCCTTCCAAATATACATTGCATCTTCTTTAGGCTCGTTTTCAACACCATCAGTAAGGCCGGTAACGATGAGTTTGTCATCCTCTAGGTCAAGTTTGATGTTTTGTTTAGCAAAGCCAGCAACCGCTAGTTCTATCTCGTAAGAGTTATCACTAGTTTTCTTGATGTTGTATGGTGGGTAGTTAGGAATGTTTTTTGTTACTTCGTCGTGCAGTTTAGCCATCTTATTGAAAGAGTCGTCGAAACCAACGAAGAACTTATCAATATCTTTTGTACCCAGTTTGAATCCTGGACCGAAAGCAAATGTGTTAGCTAATGCAGAAAATGCGTCTTTAGTCATTGAAGACCTCCTATTAAGCAAGGTTAATTAAATTGAAGTGCGTCCCATTAGGCAACGCACCCCTATTTATACCTTATCCTAATAAGAAAGTCAACTTTTTGTTGATTCGATGTGTAAATTTGCAACAATAAACTCTTTAACAAGAGCACTACGTACAATATCCTCTATACCGAACTCTACACTTCTGAATGATGGCATTCTATTAATAACTTCAACAAAGTCTCTAAGACCAGACTGGTCATGCTTACGACAAAGGTCTGTTTGTTTAAAGTCACCACAGAATATGATTTTGGATCCTTCTCCGACCCTAGTTATGATTGAACTAAGTTCTTGAAAGTTCATGTTTTGGCATTCATCGACAATAATAACTGAGTTATCAATGGTGATACCACGAATAAAAGATGTGATCATAAACTCAATATTCTTTTGTTCAACTAGACGGTCATATGCTTGTTCAGTTTGAAACAAGTCCTCGCAGACTGCTCGGTACGGTGCAACGTATACATCTGTTTTCTCTTTCTCATCTCCTGGTAGATGTCCAATCTCTCGTGATGGAACTACCGATCTTACTATTATTACTTTTTCAAAAGGATTACCTTTATCCATTACCTCCTCTAGTGCCTTGTAGAGTGCTATGAAGGTCTTTCCTGTTCCTGCTGCTCCGTGCAGCATCATTGCTTGTGTTCCTTGTTTGTATAAATCGAAGAATACTTTTTGGTTGGCTGTGAGAGGGTCAAATACTTGGAGATCGTCTATCTTGAGTTTGAGCTTCCTTTTTGGTTGTTCAGGAAATGGATGTACTGAGGCTTGAGCAAGTCTTGCTTTTTTCATGCGCCGTCCTTCTTGTTAAGTTTAAAACAAAAAAGGCGCCAAGTCTTTCGACTGTGCGCCTTCCTCCTACTACTACAATGCTACTTCTTTATAGTGCATGCAATAATCCTGTGATGTTTTGATTATTTATAATCCTATCACTCCCGGCTTAAAATGCAATCCTTTAGAAGGAGTGAATTCTTGCTGGAGATATTCTCTAATGCACTCGAAACGGAATGCCTCATCCTCTTCACCTTTTGCTTGCAGAGCTAGTTCACAGTTTAGAATAAATTCTGTTAAAGAACCCAAAGGAATGCGAACATCATCATTGAGTGCAGCAGGCTTCATATTGGCTTTACGCTGGTGCATTATCTTTCTCCGAATTAACAAAGACTTCGATTATACTATCAACTCGAAAAGATCTCCACGCATTCTTTTCGCAATCCCAAACTGCCATTACACTTTCGTTTACTTCTTTTACTCGTTCAGTCTTCTTCTCATGTGGAACTACAATATCATCGCGAAGAGTACAAACCATCTCGCGAAGTTCACCATTTGTCTTAGTGAATGTAACTTTACAGATGTTCGACTGTAGGGTCGAGCGGATCGAATCCGCGGATATCACTTGGGTCATTTTTCCACCTTTCATATAATATAGGAGCCAGCTGGTGAAGTTGTACTCCAGCCTCTTTAAACATTATATACGAAAACTCATAATTATACAACAGGCTTTTTCCTGGCGGGGGGACAAATGTTACTACTTTACTAATACCTCTCTGGATGATACTTTTAACGCATTCATGGCAGGGGAATAGTGTCGCGTACAATGTAGCACCTTCAACGCTACCAGGAGCATTATCAAGTGCATTTCTTTCTGCGTGGCAAACTAGCTTTAGTTTCAGCTCTCGATCCTCGTAGCGGTAGCTATCATCCTTAACTCCACGTGGGAAACCATTGTAGCCAAGTCCAATCACCCTGCGGTTAGTGTCAACAACAACACTTCCCACTTTCGTGGATGGATCTTTTGACCAAGATGCAACAGTCTCTGCTAATTGTAAGAAACGATAATCCCATAATAAAGATTTCACAGTACATGCCTCATGCGTTGAATTGGAGTTTGATTAGTGATTGCTTTTCTAACAAAGAATACTAGAGTAAGTCTTGATTGATCTTCACTGCCGAAGAAATTCTGAGCTGCGTGTGGTTGGTTAGACTCAAATGCAATAAGGCGGTTGTACACGCTTCCAACCTTAACAGTCTCTTCATACTGACTATTGTGTATTTCACGGTAGTTACGAACATCCTCTTCGGTTAAATCACCAAGATAGTGCTGACCCTTCAAATTGTTGAGTGCAGGATTGGGAGCAAGTATTCCTGCTTTCAATCGATATAAAGAAGTTCCGGAATCAACTGGCATATTTGGCGTTAGGTAAATTATACCTGACATCAATGCAGCTCGATCTTCCTCGTATCCAACAGATAAAGAATCCGTATGGATCCAGCCAGATCCGTAGCCCTGATCTACCTTCTGAAAGAGAGCAGATACCTCCCACCTAACCTCACTATGAGCACTGCTATAAAATAATGAAAATAATCTATTGAAAACCTGTTCAAAGAATATTGGATGAAGTATGTGTAGAGGTTTTGTTCTTGATCCAGGCCAGACCCCGTTAGGATCTTTTTCATATTCCTGTGCGAGAGCAAATGATCTTACTTCATCCGGATTATCAAAAAAGTTATCTACTACTGTCAATGGGAATGAATGCATATATTAAGCTATCGTTTTTTTCCAATGTTATATTTTGCTACAAGTTCCCACTCATCCTTCTCTTTATGCGTGATAACCTTCACCTGGGAGAAAGGAGCTACAGGAGCACTTGATTTCTGTGGATTGATTAGCTTCACTAACCCCCACTCTGCAATTAAATTGATGATAGTATTACGGCGAGCTTTATCGTCATCTGAGAAGTTGGATGGTTTACCATCCAAAGCAAACAGCTCTTTGAAGTGTACAATATAGTACCTACCCTGCTTGTGCAGGATATGGCACGATTGAAAAAGTTTCTTGTCTTTACGGGATGCAACACCAATGCGGGTCAAAGTCTCTTTAATTTTGAGGAAGTCCTCTTCTGAAGCAAGAGCAACCTCAATAAGACTATCAATAATACTCATAATCGTCCACCTTTTTCTAATTTTTGTTTTATAGTGATCAGTTGATCTGAAGAAAGGATGGATAATGCGCTTTTTGCTTTTTCTGGACC